CTATCTTTTCCACAATCATCATTTGCACGGCAATAGGGAATTCTTCTTGAATGTCGGCATAAGTCAAATCTTCAAGGGTTATGCCTTCCATTTCAGGAACTAACAACTTGAAAAATTCGGTAATACGCGCTTCGGTGATGGCTTTGTTTTTGGCGGCTTCGCGCATCGAACGGCCCTCTACCAAGATGTCATCATCAGTAAATTGGAAATCTTCGCTTTGATTGTTTTCAAACTGCCGCAATGGGGCGGTAATTTCTTGGTAGATTTTTTCTATTGTTTCTTCATCAGGGTTAGAAACTTTTTTATAGATAGCATCCGATTCAATCATTAACGGTATGCGAACTTTAAAAGTATGCCCGCCCAATTCAAATGAACGGGTTAGCATATTCTTTTTGTTTGTTTGGTACTTATCGCCAAACGCTGAACTAAATTTTGTCATTTATTTTTTATCCTGTATTTACTGATTCGCCTTGCTAAAATTTCCCCTAGCCGCTTGGCGGTTTGGTCGGCTTGGGATTCTAAAGCAGGGCGTAAAAACGGTTGTGCGCCATTTCTAGCCGTGCCAAATTCTTGTGCTATTGCACGGGCATCCGATAGAACGCCACTTAATCGCTTTTTCTCTTTTAACTTTTTGTTATACGATGCCTTATCTGTTTCGTACAACGCCGCATTTTGTTCGTAAAATTCTTTTTTAAGTTTCTTGGGAAATGCTTTAGTTGTTACCAAAGCAATCACCGTATCTTTTTCGGTGATGTATTTAGAACGAATGTCTTTTCTAGTTGGGCGGCGGGCTTCAATTTGCATTGTCCTAGACAAGTCGCCAGTATCTTTAGGCGCGTTCATTCTTGCCATTGTCAACACGGGTTTCATTGCTTCCCGTGCGGCAGGTACAAGAATCTTGCTTCGCGCTTTCTTGTCGCCAATATCTGTGGCTAGTTCCTCAAACGCGGCTAATACACTTTTTAAGCCTTCGATTTTGTAGGTAACGCCCGACATAATTAACCCAACGGTTTAATAATCTTTTGGTACAGCGCGTTATTTAGCGAATACACATATTCAACAATTTCATCAGGCGTAAACTTATCCGCATGGTTTGCGGCAATGTCGTGCGCCAATGAAATCGCTGTTAGTTTTTGTTGAGTAAACCCAAACCAATCCTTACGCGAATCAGATTGGGTTACCAAGAAGTTCAACAAATCGTTACTGTCTTTTATTGTCGTTTGCATATTATGTATTGTATTTACTAAGAACTTTTAAACAAACCGCTTCTACGGAATCTTCTTCCGCGGCGGCTATGGCATCTTGTAGTTCTTCTGCATCTACTACCATTCCCTGTGCAACCGCATCTAGGGATTGGTAGGTAGTGCTTAAAACTTCTACTGCATCTTCTACGGTCATCATGTGTTATTAGACCAACCGTATTGGTTGCCCCTCGGATGAATTGTAAAGTTGCATTTTGCTTCTGCGCTTGGGCTTGCATCAATTGTGAATTGAGAAACGCGACCATTGAACGCATACGCAACCGTGTTAGCACCATCAACCGCGGCAACCACAAAAGTGCGGTCAACCGTACCGTTGTAGGCATCAGCACGAATTTGCAACAACGCTGTGTCGCTAGGATTCCATGCCGCGGTAATGCTTAATGATGTTGGGGCAGATTGCGTAGGAATCTTATCGCTTTGGCGTGAACCTGCTACGCCAAAAGATGCAACCGCATCATCTTGACCAAACGCGGGTACGGCTTCCACGGGCAACAATACACCCGCGCCACCAGTACCGTTAGCCGCCGTGCCTACGATGGTTGTAACTTGACCTGTCCATACGGAAAGGTTTGCCGTTGTAAGTGGCGTAGGCGTTGCCGCGCTTTGCATATACAACGATGCGCTAAACCCTGCTAAAACTTTATTTGGTATTGCCATGATATTCCTTTAGGCGTTGTTAGACCAACCGTAGAGATTTCCACGGGGGTGAATGGTGAAATTGCATTTGGCTTCAGCACTAGGGCTTGCATCAATCGTAAACTGGCTTACGCGGGCGTTAAAGGCGTAATAAACAATGTTTGACCCTTCGGTAGCACTAACCACAAAAGTACGGTCAATAACGCCGCTATAGGCATCGCCGCGCATCAACAAAAGCATTGTGTCGCTAGGATTCCAAGCGGCGGTAACGCTTAACGATGTAGGTGCGGATTGTGTTGGGATTTTGTCAGATTGACGCGAACCCGCTACACCGAAACTAGCAACGGCATCATCTTGCCCAAATGCGGGTACTGCCTCTACTGGAATCAGATTACCCGAAATTGCAATGCCAGAAACATTGCCAAGGGTTGACAGTTGGGCAAGTGTTAGTGCGGTAGGTGTTGCGCCTGATTGGGCATACAACGCCGCGCTAAAACCTGCCATTATTTTGTTTGGTAGTGCCATTTTAAAAGTTCCTTCAAAAGTGTTGGTTAGGTTATCTTATGTTGGAATATCTAGTGTGCAATCAAGAAAAATTTGTGCTAACTTTTCATCGTTGTCATAGGTGTTGTAAAGCCAAAATACATCTGCTTTAGCAATTTGAAACCCATTTGTTACACCGCCAAACAATCCGCTGTATCCATGTAGCGATTGTAGTATTTGATTGGAAATAGTGAAACCTTCTTCTATTACTTGCGTAAAAATACTTATCTGAAATGTTGGGCGGTCAATGCCCTTTACGGATTGGACAGGCCCTGTGTAAACATCTTGGTGAACATTTCTTAGCATCCAAACAATAAACTTAGGTTCAGTTGCAAAGTTACGGTTAAACGCGGCATACACGGGTACAGGCGTAACAATGCTTTGCAGTTGATACTGTATCGCTTTGCCGTATTGAACTGGATTTTGTTGGGTCGCCATTTACACCGCCGTTACTGGGTCAGTTCTGTAAGCAATAATAACCACGGTCATCCTATCATCGGATTCGCGGATGCTATCAATGCGCCAATCGTAACCGTTGTAATTGATTGAATATAGGTTTTGATTGCGAACCATTGTTCTTGTGTTGGGCGTGTAGTTTAAAATGAAGTTAACTACATCCTGATAAAGACGGTACTTTTCTGAAATCTTTAAACTGTTGGCTACGGATTGAACACGCGCACGGGTGCGAAACCAAGTGGTTTGCGCTGTACTTTGTTCGCCAAAATCACTTTTAGCAAACGCCAAATTGTTTACTGTAATTTGTTCAAACCGTGCAATTGCCATTTACATCACCAAAGGTTTGTATGGGCGTAACAATGTAGCCACGCCAAATGGAATGTCTTTTAACTGATTGTCAGTTGTGTTGCTACGATTGTTATACAAGTGCGTGAACAACAACAAGCCCGCTTGCTTAATGACGGGGTATGTTTGCAACGGGTTAGGTGCGGTTGTGTACTCGCAAATAATCGGTGCTGTCATCTCGCTATTGATGCTTGTAGGTAATGATTGAATAATAACTTTGTTACCACTTGGGTCGTAATAATATTGATTTGTGGCAATCACAGTCAAAACAGGCGGTGTGCTGTTGTTCCAATATGCAACTCGGTTAACCGTTACGCCCGCTTGATTAGGGTATTGGTTTTGCGATACTTCTGGCAAATTTAAACACACAGGCGAACTGGCTAAGTTTTCAGCACCGTACCAAACACGGTATGTAACTGAAAAAATAGACAAGCCTAAGTAATCTTCAATTGCTTGGCGAACGGCTAGTTCTAATGCTTGCAAATAGCCATCTTGTGATTCATCTTCAAATAAGTTAATTTGATTGGTGATTTCACTTAAGGTTAACCAAGGCGTAACAACATCGCGCCCAATCTGTTCAAACTTTACATAGTTAAACGGATTGCGTGTAGCCGCCCCGTAGGGCGCACCTAGTAGTTGGCTATCTACAGACATTTAAGCCCCTTGTTATACGCCAACCAAACGAATACCCGCAAACGGGTCACGAACGGTACTTACAAGGCGTTTTTCTGCAAACATGGTTATGAAACCCGCTTGAGTTTGTTCCATCGCTTGAATGGTCATTTCTTCCACATCTGCAATAGTCACAAATCGGGGCCAGTTAGCCAAGTAGATGTTAAATTTACCTGCGCCTGTTGTTTGCATATTTGGATTTGCAATTACAGGGAATCCAAAAATATTAACTACTGCGCCGCCATCGCCATCGCCAAATTCAGCAAATTGCCTAATTGCCGCGCCACCTGTTCCAAGGTTACGCAATTCGTGAATTGTTTGTGGGTGCATCATCCATGCAGTTCCTTCCATATTCCAATATTGGGCAGGGAACAAGCGAGTCATGTCGGTAAGGTCAGAATAACTAACTGCCGCCGCCGCTTGGGTATATGTCGCAATAGAGTGAATACCGTTAGTAATTGCTGTTCCACTTGTACCAAAAGCAGATGATGCCGCGCTTGTGTACATATTTAAACCACGCAAACCGCTTGTGCCGCCGTTTACTGTAGTTGTTGAACCCGCTTGGTCATTGTTTAAAACCATTGATGCGCCTTCAATATTGGCGAACTCAAGCATTAAATCTTCAACGATGGTTTCATTCAAATAATTAACATCTGAAAGAACCGCAGTACGAATTGGTAATTGCGCTGTGATTACACGCGTAGGCAATTGCCAAATCGATGTATTTGTATTTGGTGTTCCGCTATCAGGCGTAAATGTGTAACCAAACGGGTTTGTTTGATTAGCCGCGTTACCTGTTTTGGCAACAAATTGAACGCTTGAACCTGATGCAGAAATTACGCGAGAAAGTTGTCTAATTGGATTTGCAAAACGCAAAGCCGCAAACGCATCATCAAAATAAGTTCGACCACCAATGCCATCACCCGAACCCGTAAGCGCAGATGCTTCGCGCAAATCAATTGATACGCGTTCGCCTGTTTGAATAGTTTCTTGAATTGCGGATAGGATTTTTTGGGTTACGGTCATGGTGATTCCTTTTAAAAAAAGCGGGGGATTTTCGCCCCCCGCTAATGGCAACGCAATGATTAGGTCGCTGTGCCTGTCGAGC